GTCGTGCTGTCCAGCAGCTTCTCGACGCCACCGATGACATCGTCCATCTCTGGGACTAGGTTGTTCAGCGTCCCGGTAATGACCTGAAAGCGGATGGCGCCGCTGACGACTGCGACAATCTTGACCTTGAAAGGGTGGTCGGGCGAAGAGTTAGTGGCGGACGGAAACGGATCAGACGTGTCCAGCGTGAACCCGTGCGAGGACGAGTCGAAGTTATAGCCGACTCCGGGTTGGATTTTCATCAGGCGGGAGCGTAGACAGAGGCGACGTAGCCCTCGCGGTTAAAGCGCAGCTCATACTGGACCTTGTAGAGCAGGCCGAAGTCTTCGAAGGATACCTGAGCCAGGAGCAGTTGTTTTTTGCCGCTAATCTCGAAGGCCGTTCCCATGTAAGTCGGCACCAAGCTCTTTGAGGCAAAGGAGCCATCACCAGAGGTCTTGCCAACCGCGTTCCGCAAGTTGATGACTAAGGCCGAGCTGCTCGTGTAGAAAACGCCAGACAGTGAACACTGCGGGGCAAGGTAGTTGGTCTTGCCGTAGAAGTCCTTGAACTCGGGTTTCTTGAAGCCGAGGAACTTTCGGCCGATAGCGGCTTCAAACGTGGCGCCGTTGTTGCCTGCGTATTCCGTAGGGCTAGTTCCAGCGACCGCAGGGTAAGCAGGGGTCGCAATCGAACCAGTGCCCACGCCCGCAATCGGTGAGCCCGAAAAGCCCAGCGCGGTGGCGACTTCAAAGAAGTTCGGGTGGGTCGTGATGTTCTCAGACGTCAGGCCCTGCGAGCCGGTGATCTGCGGATCGGTCGAGGCGCCGTAGCCAGGGTTGATGCCCACATAGTCCACCGAGTAGGTAGCGATGCCAAGGTTCTCGAAAGATACTGAATACTTGTGAGCCTTGCAGTATGAGTAGGCCCCCTGCGGGCAAGCCGACCCACGGTTAATCGTGCCACCGATGGACGCCGTGATTGCGGCCTTGAAGACGATGGTGCCCGTGGCGAGTCCGTAGCCGTCCTCTTGGAACTTTGCCCCAGGCTGTTGGAGTACGGTGGTGAGGTTGTTGCCAGTGTCGACGCGTGCCATAAATTATTTGGATTGGGTGCCTTTGGTGAAGTCGCCTTGACCGGCGGGAGTGCTGCCGGAGATTTTCTGTAACTCGGCGAGCTGCTGCTCTTGGATTTCAATCTGGCGGGCCATGGCCTCCATGACCGGGTTCGGTCCGACGCCGATCACGTTGGAGAAGCCTTCGGGGCTCTTGAAGGTTGAGTCCTTCTTTAAATCTAAAGCGGCACCTGGCTGTGGGTTTTTCCTAGCATCCTCAGCAATCAGCGCCTGAACCGCGGCCTGCACTTCTGGGTCTGACTTTGCGTTGAACTTGCGGTTGCGTTCAAATGGGTTCTCGCGATTGGCTCCAATTTTGCCGGCAATGTAGTCTTGGTAAATCTTGTAGCCGCGAGGGTCTTTTGACATGAACTCAAAAGTGGTCTGCTCGCGTTGGGTCCTCGCCTGTTCAGCGTCTTCTTTTCCTTTCTTTTCTCGTTCGTTCTTTCTAGCCCAATACTTGTCCTCAGCAGACATTAAGGCGTTTGTATCATCAATCGCTGCCTGATTGGCTTCTTCGCGTTTCCTTTGGTTATCCGCAATCATCTTGGCGATAATAGCCAGTGCTCCGGTAAGCAGCGCCATAGGCCCGAGGAAGGAAAGGAAGATGTCCTTGAATGACGTGCTGAACTTCTTGCCAATGTCTTCGACCTGTTTCCCGAAACCAGTCGTCGCCTGCTTAGCCTTGTCCATCGCCTGCGGGACGTCGGAGGTCGTCTTGATGTTTACTGTCAGGTCTTGGGCCATGTCAGGGTGTGCTTTCCTTTGCCAGATTGGAAGCAGCCGCGGCGGCATCCTTGGCTTCCTCCTCGGCCATAAAGGCTTCTTCCTCTGGCGACATGATCGCCACGTCCGCACCCTTGCGGATAGCCAGGGCGGAGTTGAGCCAGATGGCCTGACACTCCGGCATTTCCCACGCCCGCTGCTCTGGGATGCCAGACGCGATTAGGTTAGCGACGATGGACAGCGGCCAAGGCACCCCCTTGTCTCCGCCCCCTGACTTGGTCTTGGTCTGCTCCCAGAACTTCGGCCAGTCTTGAACGAGGATATAACCGGCGAAGGCTTCCAGCAGGCGCTCGAACTTGGCGGGGTGATGGCTTAGGGTGACGATGCGCAGTCGGTCACGCCAGCCCACCTCCCCTAGCTGCTCTTCGGCGCATACTTGGCAGGCGAAGATAAGGTCAGCAGGGGTGATGCCGCGGGAGCCGGTGACCAGCGGGGAGTCAAAGGCCATCAGACGCACCCGGTACTTGAGGCACCAAGGGTAAAGAGTTCGACCCAGAATCCTGAAAGGAGCCGGGTCGACGTGAGCGTTGAGGAAGCGACGATCCACTGTCCTCTAGACTGTCCCCCTTGCGGGGGTGTCAATTAGAAGGTAATACCTTCGTAATCGATGGCCGTGACAGTGACCGACGTAAAGCCCTTGTTCGTGCCCTTGTCGTCAATCTTGGTAATCACGCCAGAGAAGGAAACCGAAGCCGAGCCAGCCGGATAGGCGGAGGCGGTGTTGGTCGTGAAGGCGAGCGTGGCCCCGAGGATGGGCATGGTCGAGGTCTTGGCGATGCCTTCGATGGTGATCTCGCTCTTGCGGTCATCGAGGCGGTGGGTCTTGGTCAGGCCATCTTCATTGACCACGGTGGCCTCAGCGTTGAAGGAAGACGAGAGGCTGTAGCTCTGGACGAAGAGGTTCGTGACAGTACCCGCGACTCCGTAGATGCAGGTGGTTCCGTTGGAGATGGCGGCGCACATAGAGGGTAAAAAATTTTTAGCGGGTTAGGCTTTGTAATTGCAGGCTTTGGAATTGTCTTAGGCGGGCAGGACGACCAGCACGTCAAAGGCGAAGGAAGTCGCCCAGGAGCGCTCGTCGATGCCCTCGTCTTCGGACTGCATCGTGACGTCGTAACAGGCCGCGTCGGTCGATGTGACGAAGGCCGCCTTGATGCTGGTCAGGTCGCGCATATTGCCGGACAGGGCGGCGCAGCGGGCACGGTGATCGGCGAGGGTCGTGTCGTCGGCGTTCGAGAAAAGGGTGATACGGACCGAGCAGCTGAAGTTACCTTCGCCTTCGGGGAGGTCGGCAGGGCTGCGGGCAGACTCGCACAGGACCACGGCCTTGGGCAGGGTCTGGGTCGCGGCGCTGTCCCCAGTCAGGAAGGTCACGGCGGTCAGCCCGGTCTGGGTGGATAGGTAGGTGGCCAAGGTGGCCTCTACGATGTGGCGGATGGATTTGGTTCCCATAAAGGTTAGCGGCGGTTGGCGCGCTGGATGGTGCTGTTCATGTGCTTCTCGAAGCGGGCCTTCATCTGCTTGACGCGGTTCGCGTAGACGAGGCCGAGCACGTCCGCGTCGGTGGCGATGCCGTTTACGTTGCCCTGCGTGTTGGTCACGCTCAGCTCGACGACCTTCTCGCTAGCCGTCAGGGTGTTCGTCCCGCGCACCTGGTTGTGGCGGTTAATCCAAGCCACCTTGAGCAGCTGGACGCCGAAGTCCTTGGGGACGCCGTTGATGACGGGCTTAGGCAGGGAGCGAAGGGCCGAGGCCCAGCCCGCCTTGATCATACCGACCATGGCTTGGCGGTCGCGGATATATTGGTCGAGGTCGGACTTAGAGTCGACGAGCATCTTGAGTTTGACCGGGCGGACGGACTTGCCGATGCGGCCTCCGAACTTGCCCTTGATGCGGTTATGCGGAGGACGCAGCTCCTGGACAAACCCTTGGCCGTAGTCGGTCATGACAGGGTTGGTCGTGTTAAAGTAGTTCTTAGCCTTCTTGAACGCCCGGTCATAGTCGCGGTCGTTCGCGATCTTACGCATAATGGGCGGGAGGTTCTTCAGAGCCTGGAGTGAGCCCTTGCCGATGACCTTGTTGAACAGGCCGATGTCGTTGGTCTTGGTCGCGTAGGCCAGCTGATTGGTCAGGAGGGCGGCAGCAGAGTTGGCGCTACGGTCGTTAGCCGCGACGAACATCTTCTTGATGTCCCCGGCCACGGCGTTGTCGCCCGCCACTTGGGCCGCCTTGGATAGGCCACGGCCTCCGCCCTTCGGCAGGGGAGGGGTAAAGGTCGCCGCGTCTTGGCAGGCCAGCGCAGCTTGTTCAAGCGCCGCGTCCCGCATGGTCTGCCCGGTGTTGGCCGCGAACTGACGCAGGGCCGCAATGAACTCAGCCTGAGACTTCGGACTGACTGAGACCGTCACCACAGGGTTTACTGGTTATCGTCGATGACGACGAGCGTGATCCATGCCGACCCGGGCTTGTAGGTCTGGCTGGTGATGCGGACGGTCTTCCCGCCGGCCACGATCTTCTTCCCCTGGGCAAGGCTGGCGATGGGTGCCCCCGCCGACAGTAGGGCCGCCGATGCCCCCATAGACCCGTCTGGCTGGCTCCAGGAGGCCGTTACAGCGGGGAGCCTGACCGAGTACTGGGTCCGCTCCATATACCCCCCTGCTTCGAGCACGGTCGAGA